TGCTGATTTTAGTTCTTGGTTTTTAGCAAAGGTAGTAAATTCTTCTACTACGTATGCTAAATCCTCTTGAGTTGCTTCATAGCAATTTCTTAATTCTGCTTTTACTGCTACTTGTAGAATATCATTCTCTACTTTTTGTAATTCAATTTTTAATGCTTCTAAAGAAATTGTAGTATGATACTTATCATAATACTTTATGGTAGTTTCTAGTATCCATCTGTGAGCATCTGAATCAAAATAATCTGGTCTTAGTAAATCTCTTGTGTTGAGTAGGAATTTTTTGTCTGTTAGGAGTGCACCTAATACTTTCAACTGAAAGCCTTTCCCGTAGGAAGATAATTTTGCTAGTGATGTCATGTAACTTATTTTATTATAACTTATTTTTTATATGTTGAAAGCGGTCTGAATATTTCAAGCCATCCTTCAACGTTTTTGTTTAGAGCTTCGATTTGATCTGACTCTAACATGCTTAAAAAAGTAACAACCTGTAACGTTGGTGTTGGCTCTTTTATCTTCTCTAATATATGAAAAATTTCGTAATCTCCCAACCTTGGCTCGAAAAGATTCATTAATTCATAGTTAGTTTTTACTTTTTCCCAATCATACAATATTTGTGCAAATATTTTCTTAGTCTGTAATTTTTCCTCACAAATTTTATGAATATCTTGCAATTCGAATGATGGATCAGTTACTAGCCCTGCAAACTCTTTTAATAGTGTTTTAGGTCCTAGTCCTTTTATTCCTGAAAGGTTATCTGAGTTGTCACCCAGTAATGCTTTCATAATTAAATAATTCTCAGGAAGTACACCTATTTCTTCAAGTATATCTTTTTTTTGATATGTTTTTTTCTTGATAGGAGAAAAAACTTCTATATTATCGTTTACTATCTGTAAAAAATCTTTATCGGAAGAAACAATTGTTACTTTCTTTCCATTAGCTGCAAATTTTTGAGCTAGGTAGGAAATTGTATCATCTGCTTCTACTTTATCGATCGAAATTAAAGTAGTAGGTAAACATTGTAAGTATTCTACCAATCTATGCATTTGCATTGTCATTGATGCATACTCATCGTCTTTATCATCAAACAATTCCCAATTGGTAATCCTCTTTATGTTTCTAGTTGCTTTATAATCTGGATTGATGTTCTTTCTGCTTGAAGAAGATGCTTGTCCGTCAAATACACAAATGATTCTAGTAGGATCGATGGTCCTAGCCAAAAAGCCCAATGACCTTAAGAAACCAACAAGACCACCTGTGTGATGGCCTTGTGGATTAATTGCTTGTAGCATTGCAAAAGACCTTATAAAGGTATTCATGCTGTCTACAATCAAAACATGGTCGTTTAGTTTCCTATCTGGTTTTTGTTCGATTTTATTTAGTATGTCTAAATAATTAGTCATCGGTCAATAAAACGTCTCTAATATCTTCTCCTACTTCAGCTTCTACTGCTACTTCAAAATCCATTGATCCTAAAATGCCTGACCAAGTTCCTTTATACTGATCTTTGTATCCGTCAATAGCTTTCTTCTCATCTTCAATAAAACCGTGCTGAGTCATTACAATTGATCCTCTTGATTGAATACCGTTGATGTGATTCTTTTCAACTTGAACTTTTGTCTTCTTAGCAAACTCATACTCTTTTCCTTTAGCAATTGCTTTGATCTTAGAAGTACCTGAATTTGTAATGTTTCCAAATGTTACAATTAAAGTTGCATCATACCACATAGCCATTCCTCCTTTGTTCTGAAGTTTAGGTTGTCCCATTGGATGTTCAGGTTTCATAGTCCACACTTTGTTGATTGCAACTAAAGTATTTGTATACTTGCTTCCTTCTTTTCTCGATAACAAAACCTTTTGGTTTAAGTTATTTCCAAATTGAGTAGACATTGCTCCTGCATTCCATTCGTTGTTGTTCTTATTTGATCTTACAGATAAGTCACATGGAACAGATCCAACTGAGTCCCAGAAGAAACATAAATCATAAGGAAGGTTTCCTTTCTTTTGTTCGTCAATCAAATCTAAAATATATGCTGCTACATCTTCGATTGTATTTAAACTTCCTCTATCTGCATATAAGAAGAATCCTTCGTAGTCAGTAATTTCTCCAGTTGATTCATCAATCACTTCATTTACTTCCAATCCCATTGTTTGAGCATGTGGCCAAGACCATTTCATCTCAGTAATAATGAATACTGGTAAGATTCCTCTCTTCTGTGCTGAAACTGCTGCCTCTAATAGAAGTGTGGTCTTTCCTGTATCTGAATGCCCTCTTAACAAAGTAATATGTCCAGTTGGAATACCTGGAAGGGATACGATGTCTTGAAATGCTTTTGATACTGGAATCCAGTCTTGGGTTTTGAACTTTACAGATTGTGAACTAAATCCTTTGTTCTTTTTAAAGTTGCCCAAATTAAAACCGCCTTTGATTATTTCGCTAGCGGTTTTAGTTTCTTTTGCTTTTGCCATTCTTAGTTGAATAAGTCATCAAATTTACTCACTGTACTTTTGTTTCCTGCTGCTGCTGTTTCTAAAGTGAAGTCAGTTTTATTACTTCCTAATGCTTTATCCAAATCAGTTTCTTCTGCTACTGGAGTTGCAGGTGCAATGGCTTCAGTTGGAGTTGCAGGTGGAGTTGTTTCTTCTTCTCCTGGGTTTAAGTACTCTTGTAATTTCTTTTTGATAAACTCATAGTCGTACTGAGTTTGTACTTCTAAGGCATTTGGTTGTTCCTTTAACCATAAATCAACTTGTGCATTATTGTCTGATAATGGAGTTTGTTTAGGTTTGATACGAACTGTTGTGCTTGGGAATTGACCTGGTCCTGCTGCTGGTGTAGTTTCAACAACCATGTCCCATCCATTGATTACATCTGTAAAGTCTCCAATATCTTCATCTTCTGCTAAAGCAAGTAATGCTTTGTAGATGTTAATACCAAATGACCAAAGACGAACTCCTTTATCTTCTTCACCTCTTACAATAACAGGAGCAAAGAATCTAGATTTAGGAGATAACTTTCCAGATAATGACCAATTGTCTTTATCAGAAGTCTTTCTTAATTCTTTTACAAATTCTTCGATTGGATCTTGTTTTCCGTAGTTGGAAAGAGACATCATAGGAAATTTGCCTATGTTGTAGTGTAGTTTCAACTCTGTGAATGGATCTGCAGCGTTGAATGCTGAAGGTACTACTCGAATGGTTGTTTTTCCGTTTGCAGGTTTCCAGTAGATCTTGTCAAAGTCTACTTTTTCACGGTCTTGATTTCCGGTGCTGTTTAGTGTAGCTAATTTGCTTTTGATAGCATTTAAGTCCATAGTGTAACTGATTTTTGATTAAAACTTTTATTTATATAACATAGGAAGAATATTTCAATATTCCAACTATAGTTCTATTATTCTGAATAGTTTTGTGTTGACTCTTTTTAGTTCTGCCCCTTTTGTAAGAAGTATGCAGTTTTGATAGTCGTTCCAATTCACTTTGAAGTTTACATCCAATGTCCCTCCATTTAAAGATTCGATTAGACGATTTAAAGAATTGATTGTGTATAAGGTGTTTGATTCTTTTTTTCTATGGACTAAAATAGTATTTTGTAGAAAGTTAGAAATATTTCCAAATTCTACGTTATAGGTACAGATATATTCATCTTGACTCTTTGAATAAAGAACAAAAATCTTATTATAAATGATCTTATATTTGGTCTGTATTGTACTTAGAATCTCTTCCAGTTGTTGTTCTGATGAGAAAGTACAAAATAGTTTGTTGCTCATGTCGGCGTAATTGTAATTATGTTCGATATCGTAATCAAACATTGTTGGCGCTACATCTATTTGTATCATTTATAAATAGGTTTTTGTTTTACAAAACTAGGTTATTACTGTATTTGAACTTGATAGGATACTTTCCTCCTTGGTTCATTATTTTTTCTAATGATTCTAATGTTTCTTTTCCATCTGATTTATCAAAATCGAATACAAAGGCATCGTATGTATAAAGTGCTAATTTACTTTTCTTATCTTGAAGAAACATAAGCACATCTTTTAATATAACGATATTTCTTGACGTTTCCAAGCTCTGCATCATATAGTTCATTAACTTTTGTGGATGCATATCAGGTAGGTCCTTTGTAAACCTCTTGCCTGAGATTGGATCTTCTACGTATCCTATTTCGTTAAATTGCTTCCAAAGCATTTTAATGTATTGATCTATTTTTTCAAACACTTTGAGAAAAGCATACTCAGGTGGAATCTTTCCATAAATTGCATGAAAGTTGATTTGTTTTGCTTTTGCGTATTCATCTTCTGCTATCTCATCCTTTCCGAAGTAAAGTCTTGCCAATTGAACGTGAGCTGACTCATCTGTTAATTCATAGCCTATTTGCTCACACAGTAATCTTAAATGATATCCGTCAAAGTCAAATTCTACAAAACAATCGTTCTGAGGTATGATTGTTTTTCTAAATTCTGGAGCTTTGGGGATTGCTGTGAAATTTATGGAATTAAAAGCATTTGTCGGGCGAGATGTATTATTATACAAATTATACGATGTGTATACAATACTATCATCAATGTTATACGCTTCATTGTTTGGTTTAAAAAGTTGTAAAAATTGTTCGTGAATTATTATTAAACCAGCTCTTTCAATCATAAAGAAGACTGAAGTGGCTGTTTTATTGTAAAAATCAAATCCATTTGGTATTTGATATTGCAATATGCGATTTATAGCTTTGTAATTTTCCTCACATCTTTCAAATAATTTTGATATAGGAATTATAGCATTTATTTCTTTAAAATCATGCAATCGATTATAAAACCAGTTATAAGTTAAGTTATTTTTACCTAATTCCAGTCTTTCATAATTTGTCATTGAATAAACCAATGATAAATCTATAACATCCTTTAATATAAAGTGGTATAGCAATTCTTTCTTAT